TTATCTGTCGCCGCGTTCCTTGTGGATCTTCTCGTGGCAGGAGCGACAAAGACTCATGAGGTTCGACTCGTCGTTCGTTCCGCCTTCGGAGAGAGGAACGATGTGGTGTACTTCCTCAACCGCAACATATCGTCCGTGCTTCAGGCACTCCTCGCAGAGGGGATGCTTGTGGACGTAACGCGTGCGGATGCGCTGCCACGCTCTGCCGTATCGTTTGCCGGTAGAGTAGCCACGCGTGAACTTCTCGTAGTGCTTTTCCATCAAAGCCTTGTGCTTGTCGCAGTACTGTTCACCGTCCTCGCAGAGGTTCGGACAGCCGGGATAGCGGCAGGGGCGTTTCGGTTTTCTTGGCATGGCTTGCCGCCTCCTTCCTGGCATAACATAAGAAAAGCCCCGAAAGGATTAACCTTCCGAGGCTCAATGCGGCTGTGCCGCTTTTCATTCTGTTTTTCTATTGTAGTTATATCACAGGCGGGTACTGCCATTCACTGCCAAACACTGCCAAAGGCTGTCAACTTTTATCCGGCACGGGGAAATGCTGCAGAGCGCTGCCATGGATGCGGAAGACCGTCCGTTCCGACACATTCATCAGGCTTTCGATTTCTTCCCATGTGCAGTTGTCGACGTACCGGTAGCGCAGCACCAGCTGTTCCTCCGGGTTAGTAATCGTATCAATGCGGCGGTTGATCTCATCTCGCAAGGATATGAGCTGCGCCACCTTTTTCTCAACGTCAGCCTGAATCTCTGCTACCTTTTCCAGACAGTGAACGAAGTTCGCGTCAGAGGGACGGTTCGGGTTATGTGGCATGCCGTCGAACCTCGAACCGGAAATGCTGGTGGACATTTCTCTCCAGTAGTCAATCTCACGGAGGCGGGCATTGATCAGCGCGTCTAAGTGCTTGGCTTGCATCAGGTATTGTTTTGGCGTCATGATTCCACCTCCTCTTGAAGTTTTCGGATTAACAACTCGCCATCGACCGAAGTCAGGCACGCATACCATTTAGAGTGGAAGAAGCGTTCCAGTTCATCCCTGTCTGCCTTCGCCGATTTGCTTTTCGGATTCAACCGTAGTGTTTTCAGAGCTTTTCTGTAGTCTTTGACTGCCTGCAGCACGATGGCGTTTGCGAGATTTTCATATGGGTCAGTCATCGCATCACCGCCTTCACCGCGTCGATCAGAGCTGACTGCGTTTTGTCTTTACGTCGCAGGGCGTTCAGAATCTGTCCGTCGATGGTGTCTGCAGTGACGATGTGCTGGATAACGACAGTCCGGCTTTTCTGTCCTTGTCGCCAGAGTCTCGCGTTCGTCTGTTGGTAAAGTTCAAGACTCCATGTGAGCCCGAACCAGACAATCGTGCTTCCGCCGTCTTGAAGATTCAGGCCATGTCCTGCGGAAGCAGGATGAATCAGTCCGACCGGGATCTGTCCTGCATTCCAGTCCGTGATATCCTTTGATGATTTGATTTCTCTTACGTCAAACCGTTTCCGGATTCTCTCAAGATCATGCCGGAACCAGTAGGCAATGAGAAGCGGCTTGCCGTTTGCGGCTTCGATGATGTCCTCCAAGGCATCAAGCTTCCGGTTATGGAACTCGATGATCTTCCCGTCATCCGAATAGACTGCACCGTTTGAGAGCTGTGCAAGCTTGCCGGTAAGCGTTGCGGCGTTCGCAGCGGTGATCTCGTCGCCGTGAAGCTGAAGCGCAAGTTCGCTTTTCAATTCTTCATATCGCTTGCGTTCGTCTTCGGAAAGCAGCACGTCATATTCTGTAGATATGAGCTCGGGCATCTTGAGATGGTCGGAGGACTTCATCGAAATCGTAATGTCGGATATCTGTTGGTAGATTGCATCCTCGGCACCGGGCAGTGGTTTGTAGGAGTAGATGATTTCGCCGTTTCTCTTGTCCGGCACGAAATAGTTCAGCCGGTACTGGCTGATGAATCGCCCGAGACGTTTTCCCTGATCGAGAAGCTTGAACTCCGCCCATAGATCCATGAGACCATTGGAAGAAGGGGTGCCGGTAAGACCGACGATCCTCTTAATGAAAGGCCGAACCTTCATTAATGCTTTGAATCGCTTGGATTTGTGATTCTTGAAGGATGAAAGCTCATCAACAATTACCATGTCGTAATCGAATGGGACGCCGGAGCTGTCAATCAGCCATCCGAGATTTTCTCGATTGACGATCGTGACGTCTGCGCCTTGAAGGAGAGCAGCTTTTCGTTCTCTGGCGGTTCCGACCGCGACTGCGTAGGTGAGTCCGGACAGATGCTTCCATTTTTTGATCTCTGCTGGCCAGGTGTCCCTCGCCACACGAAGTGGTGCGACCACCAGAACACGATGAACCAGAAAGCTGTCGAACAGAAGATCGAAGACAGCCGTCAGGCTGATCACGGTCTTTCCAAGACCCATGTCCAAGAGAACGGCAGCGATCGGATGCGTCTCGATGTAGTCGATGGCGTATTTCTGGTAGTCATGTGGTTTGAAGTTCATCCAGCATCCCTCCGATCTTGTCTACGTCATCAATCACATAGACCCGGTATCCCAGCTTCCGAAGGAGCCGGTGGCGTGACACTTGCAGCGATCTCGGCTTTTTACCGGGTGCCTTTAGTTCCGCGAATGCCATATGCCCGTCAGGTAATAAAATGAGACGGTCGGGCATACCTGCAAAACCCGGAGAGACGAACTTCGGCGCAATCCCACCCGCGCTTTTTATCATCACGACTAATTTGCGTTCTATTTCCTTTTCGTTCATGCATTTCTCCTTGAAAAACCTGAGGTGTGCAGGTCTCGATAGTCATTTCCTAAAACCTCTATATAAATTTTTATTTTTTCTCTATAGGGACTTTTGTATATAGACCTTCTCGACCTGCACACTTTTACTTTCAGTCCAGAAAATCCTGACCGGTTTTGAGCTTCAGGCCGTAAACGAGAATTCCGGATCTGGTCTTTTTACGCTTGAATCCTGCCTTCTCCAGATTCCCGTAGAAATCCGTCGTGCTTCTGGCGTACTCACCGGTCTGAAAGCAGACTGCGTGATATTGCTGATAAAGATCCCCGGATTTTTCCGTATATGACGGATCTACATCGCAATGCTCGTCAATGAACTGCCCGAGCCAGTCATTGTCCTCACGGTATTTGTCAACGGCGTCTCTGACCGCCTTCGGTTCCGGTATCTTGAATCCCTTTGCAATGGCAATTTCAGCACCTTCGATAATCCATGAAAGGATCGCCGGGCCCGCCTGCTCGAAAAGGTAGTCGGAGTAGTTCTTGATGTCGGATTTCCCGGTGATCTTTGCATTGAACGGAATCACGATGAGCCTGCGCCAGGTACCGTCATCATTGGCGGACACCTTCGGCAGGTAGTTCGTATAGAGGACGAGTGTATGCGAGGGATCAAAGTGGAACGGGTCCTTATATTTCTTTTCCGCCTCGATCGGATCGACGCTGCAGAGCTGCTTTACCATGCCGGTATTGAGCCTTTGACCTTCTTCAAGTTCCGACGCGATAATGAGACGCTTGCCTTTGAGCTCCGCCATTTCCGGTTTGACGTTCCTCTTGCAGTTCATGGTGAGTGCTTCGGCGGATATCTTGCCGGAGTAGTTACCGAGAACTCTGGCGATGGTGTTCCAGAAGGTGGATTTTCCGTTTGCACCGCCGCCGTAAGCGATGATCATCTGTTCCGCATAGACGCGTCCGACTGCCGCCATGCCGACGATCTGCTGCACATAGTCGATGAGCTCCATGTCGCCGCAGAAAAACAGGTCAAGATTCTCACGCCAGAGATTCTTTCCCGTATCACCGGGAGAGCAGGCTGTAATCTTGGTTATGAGATCATCGGGGTCATGCGGATGGCTGCCTGAGAGACCTTTCGTCAGGTCGTAGGTAGCGTCCGGCGTGTTGAGAAGCTCCGGATCGTAGTCGAGTTCCGAAACATCAAGCGCCAGCATCGGCTTTGCAGCATTCTGAGCATTGACGATGTTCTTGTAGTTGCGGTATTTCATGACGAACTTCTTATATGCGTCCGCGCCAAGCAGGGCATAGAGAAGTCCCATCTTGTTTTCTGGGACGGCATTGACAAGAGCCTTGCTTCTTGATTTGACGTCCGATTCTGAGACGCCGATGGCAGTCAAGTTTTCTTCCGCGATCCGGATCGCCTCCGTTGCGTCGAGCAGCTGGTCGTCCATGAAGTTTTCAACGACTCCCAGCGATTTCTGCTTGTCCTCATACCAGCGGTCTCCGCCGAAGGCGATGAAGTCCGTGGCGCTGGTGAAGCGAAGTTTATTCTTGCATTCCTTGGCGATCACCTTGGCCTCGCCGATGTCGGAGTAGTCTTCCGGCTTCAGGAAACTGGTGCCAAACGTATCCTCATACTCATCCGGAGGAACATATCCGTCGCTTCCTTCCACTTTGTTCTTGAAGAACTTCAAAGCGCTGTGCCAGATGGTACGCAGCTCCCTTGCGGGAAGTGGAGGTTCACATTTGGCGGCGCGTTCCAGATACGCTTCATAGGCTTTGTCCGTGTTCCCGAATCGTTTCAGCACGCGGCCCGCGAAATGAGACATCGTGTTGTTGCGGCTCCCCTCAGGAATGGAGCCTCCGGTGTAAGTCGGTTCCTCCGGTGCTTCCTCATCCGGCGCATCCGGCAGAATCTCATCAATCGTAAGAGTGCCTTCATGCCAGAACACGTCTTCCGGTTTTACCTTCACACCATACAGAAAACGAGCCGCGTCGAGCGCCTTGGAGTCAAAGAACGGAAATTGCCGGATACCGGACTTCTTAAGCGCTGTAAAGGCAGCGGCATCTGAGCAGGTGTTGATCGGTGCGAACAGATGAAAACGGGGACGAGCTGAGTAGCTGTCTTTTTGAAGCATGTTGTGGCGGCTGGGAGAAGCAGCGAATGACACGTCAGCAAGAGCACCTTTTGCCAGATTCTCCGGTGTCACCCAGTCGTCCGGGTTTTCTGAAAAATCGTTGTCACAGTCCCAGACGATGGCGTCGGCGGAGATAAAGTTGTCGTTCGAACGATAGCTGTTCTGATATGCCGCGGTCACATGATCGTGGGCGACGGCAGCCGCGAAATCTTCCGGACCATTGATAATCGCTTCATGCGGATAGAGGCAGTTGGCCTCATTTCCCGTATAGTCGGCGGTGTATAACGTGAATTTCATGTTTAATCGCAGACCTCCTTCGATTCGTCCTCGAGCACCTTCGTGATGAATTTGAGTGCCCGGATCATGGTTTCCAGCTCGCAGTCACCGCCGAGCGTGACTTCAAATCCTGCCGCGTCTCCATAGCGGTCGCGTAAAACATGAACGTCCATGTCTGTGCATGCCGCGTCGGAAATTCTGAAATAGGTTCTGCCGCCATGCCCGGTGTCGCCGCCCATGTAACCGGTGGTTCCGGCCTCCACATCGAGGATGTTGGCGCTTACGACTTCACGTTCATAGGTTGTGATTTCCGTCCCGTCATCCAGCACCTTGGTGTGTTCGTTAATTTCGTACATGCTTAAACCTCCTGACAATCTTCTGTAAAGTGGCGCAGATGGTAGCCTTTCCATCTGGCACGCTTGATTTCCGTTTCCATACCGGCAGAGATCCTGTCCCCGAACACCCAGACCTCGGCGCATTTGCTCATCAAGGCGTTTCCGAAGAACAACCCGAGTTCGCGTTCCGTATCGTCGTTGTCATCAAGGAACTGCGGAAACAGAAGATGCGGTGCAATCGGGATGAATCCCCGCTCCACGGCAAAGCGGCAGTAGCGTCTTGCGGCGATTACGTTTTTCTCTACATCTCCGGAATACGGGGAGCAGATGTAGACGATTGGGCGAAAGGCTCTGAGCGACCTTTGTTCTTCGGCCTCAATGTTTTTTAGGGCTTCATAACACGTTGGGTCCGGATGCCTTCGCTGTTTTTGAAATCCATACGGTTTACCTCCTTTCCGAGGCGTTTTTTCACCTCTACTTCCCACTGGAGAAGGAGCGCCGTTTTGAGCGGAAAAAACTCACCCCCACTTTTCAATGGAGGTGAGCAGAAAAGAGTTATTGCTCGATGAGCGGCAGGTTGCCGTCGGCTTTCATCAAATCGTAAATAAAGAGTCTTCCGGCCTGCGTCCAGTAGGTGTGGACGGCAGTATGGATTTCGCCGTCGTTTCCGGTAAATGTTGTGGTTTTCGTGGAGGTGTAACCTTTGTCGGCGTACTGCTGATAGAGAAGCCAGATGCCGCTCGGCTGTCTGAACTGGATTCCTTTCTCATGCAGCCATTTGTTCATCCGTTTAGCGCTCCAGCCGTAGTCCTTGGCGATAATAGAGATGGCGACGAGATCCTTGCAGTTCAGGACGACATCGTAATAGCTGACCTTTGGTTTCATCTCGGCGATCTGCTGCGTCTGAACGGCGACAGTGTTTTCAAGCTGCTGCCTTTTTTCGCGCTCCGCTTTGAGCTCCTGTAAAGCCGCGATGGCGATATCCGGGTTTGCCAGAATGTCGTCGATGGCGTAAAGACCGTGTCTACGGATGGACGGGAGGACCTCCGAGGTCACCCAGTGCTTGAAGCGTTTTGCTGTGGGCAGCTTGCTACCGAGGATGAGAGAATACAGGCCGGACTCGTTGATGATGATCGGATTCTGTTCACGCCCGATGGAGTCACGAATCGTTACCCCATCGGTTTTGTCTTCATCATCAACATGGTCGATGAGTGCTTTTCTCGGGTTGCTGTAGCCGAGGATCATGGCGACGTCCTTGCCGACGAACCACGGCTCATTGCCGATCGTTACAGTACGGACAGTTCCGAACTCCGCGTTTGTGAATGCTGTTACTTCGTTTGTCATAAGATTTTCCTTTCCGGGCGAGCGGAAAGTTTTCTGAATGCTCACCCTTTCACTTTCCACTGGAGAAGGGCAGCCGTTTTGAGCGGAAAAAATTCACCTCCGCTTTTTTGGCGGAGGTGAGCACCGGTATTGACGAAGCATTTCAATCTTTTTTATAGAATGGCGTGGTATAACCGTCAGCACGAAGAATAAGCCCAGGAGTCCACGGCGGTGTGCGGCCCATCTGCTCGCAGATCGCGTCAAGGGAGACCGATGGGTCTGCTTCGATAATCAGCTCATCATGAACGTGCATGACGATCCGGCAGTTTCGAAGCGTCTTCATAGCGTAGCACAGAATGTCGCGGGAAGTGGCCTGTACGATGTTTTCCACGAATTTCGGACCATAGGAGTCGAGACGCTCCCATTTCTTAGAAGGGCCGATGCCCTCATAGGTGATACATTCGCTGCCGAACCTGTTTGTTCCGATCTTCGGTTTTACGTAAGCGAGCCTCCTGCCGGAAGGCAACCGGATGAAAAGCATCCCGGAGCGGTATTCGATCTTCAAACCGTAAATGATGGAAGGAATATGATAGCGTACGGCGTCCATAACCGCCCGGTCAATGTCCCACCAGAACTGAACAATATGTGGATTGGTCTGCCGCCATGCGTCGACCAGCGGAGAAAGCTCGTCCTCGGAAAGACCCATCTCAAGAGCACCCATCGCCTTGAGCGCCCCGACGGAGCCGCCGTAGCCGAGCGCGAGCTCCGCGATCTTGCCTTTCTGACGCAGGTGGCCGTTCACGCCGTGCTTCACGACCGGCACATGAAACATCTGGCTTGCTGACGCGCAATAAATGTCACCGCCGTCCTCGAACACCTTCTGCCGCCACTTCTCACCGGCATACCAGGCGATGACCCTCGCTTCGATCGCGGAGAAATCAGCGACATAAAAGAGCATGCCGTCCTTCGGGATGAAGGCCGTGCGGATGAGCTGAGAGAGCGTGTCCGGGACATCCTCATAGAGCAGCTTGACGGCCTCGAAGTTTCCGGATTTTACCAGAGCACGCGCGGAGGCCAGGTCTTCCAGATGATTCTGCGGGAGGTTCTGCAATTGGATGAGCCTGCCTGCCCAGCGGCCTGTTCGGTTTGCGCCGTAGAATGCGAACATGCCTCTGGCCCGGCCGTCATCGCACACGGCCCGCTGCATGGTCTGATATTTCTTCACGGATGACTTTGATAGCTGCTGGCGGAGCTCAAGGGCTTCCTTAAGTCTTGGCGGAACGGATTCGATGAGCTTGGCGACTTCCTTTTTCCCGAGGCTTTCCACTTCGACTCCCTGCAAAGCCAGCCACTGTTTCATCTGCTGCACGCTGTTCGGATTATCAAGCGATGTCAGTTCCTTCATGGCAGCGGTGAGTTCCGCACGGGAACGGGTATCCAATTCGATCGCTTTTTCCACGAGATCCATATCCAGACGTACGCCGCGGTCGTTGATCTCCTGATCGATGTGGTATTCGTCCCATACGAAGTCCGGCACCGGGAACTTGGACAGGCGTTCCTTGATTCCCATTTCCGTTTCTACGTCCCGGATGTTATATCGCTTGAAGGCTTCCCATCTATTCAGAGCATCGCGGGGAAGGTTTCTGGTCCGGCCACCGTTCGATTTCGTTGGAGCACAGGGAACGCAGAAATATTTAATGAGGTCTTTTCCTTCGGTGAGCTTCTGTTTCTCCAGTCCGAGGACAGCACCGACGCCTTCAAGAGAACGCGGCAGTCCCATCGTGGAAGCCCAGACCATCGAGCATCGCCAGCTTTTTGGACTTAAGAAACGGGCACGTTTCATGGACAAAGGATGATCATCGAAAAACGGATCGAGACTGATTTCCATGTCACGAAGATACCTGGAGAGGCATACTCGTTCGAAGTTCGCGTTGTATGCCCATTTGACGACCTCGTCACTGACAAGCGCGTCGATGAGTTCCGGCGGAAGCCTTTCTCCCTGTGCGAGGTCGATCGTCTTGACTTCGCCGCCGTCAACGGCATATCCGAAAAGCAGAATCTCAAAGGTGGGTGATTCGGCGTACTTGTATACACCGCATTTACCAAGGCTGACGTCGCTATATGTTTCAATGTCGATGCTGAGTGTTTTCAATTTCTACCTCCAATCAAACAAGCGGTGGAGACCTCTCCCCACCGCCTGCCGTCTGTTTTACTTTGAGTTCAGCTCTTTCATCCGCGCTTCGTGGTATTCCTTGTCACGCTGTGCCTTTTCAAGCTCGAGCTTTTTCCTATCGGCTTCCCACTTCGCGTTTTCCTTGTCGCGCCTGCGGTCATCGACCGTATCAACAATCGAACGAACGATCCAGAAAATGGCGAGGATAATATACAGGGCCAGGGTCAAAGCGCAGAGAACATATGTCCAAGTCATGGTAGCCTCCTTCAGTTCAGGAAATCTTCATCGTCATCGGTTGCAAAATCGGACTCGGCACTTGCCTTGCCTCCGAGCGGCTCACCGTCGCGGATCTTCTGCAGGTTGTTAAGCCCGCAGGCGATGCCCTTGTTGCCGGAGCTGTTGAAGGCGTAGAAGGTGATGGAAGCACGCCCGTAAACGCCGCTGTACACCTCCGAGCGGGTGAGAATCGGATTCAGATCAGCATCCACGATGCCCGGCGCTGTTGTGGCGTTCGCATTGACGAAGTAAGCGTTTTTGTACGCCTCATCGTCCGGACGCTCTGCGTCGCCGTCACGGAGAGGGGTCTTGATCGCCGACAGGGCCGGCACGGTCTTTCCGTTTCCGCGGAGCTTTGCCTCGCCTTCCTTGTAGGCCGCCTCGATGGCCGCCTTGATCTTGGTAAGCGTTGCGGTATCGGACTTCGGAATGATGAGGCTGACGCTGTATTTAGGAGTCCCGCCGTTGATCGACTTCGGCTCCCAAACGTTTGCGTAGCTCCAGCGGGTGTTCGGTCCAGTGATGACCTTCATCGGGTTAGCGATTCTTTTACTCATGATCTTTTTCCTCCATAAAATCGTTTTTTGCTGTGTTCATGGCCGGGCGCTTGTCGCTGTCCGGCACGAGAGTAGGTTTGCCCTGTGGTTTCTCAATGTAGGCTGTAAGAAGCTCCTCAAAGCGGTTCTTTCCGAGCATTTTCTGCATAGCGGTGATACCAAGCAGCTTCTTCTCATACGGGTCGTACCCGGCATCAGCGACTGCCTTGGCGACGGATGTCTCGTCGGTGTACTTGCGGACGGATCGTCCCTCGACCAGCTTGAAGCCGTGCCATTCCTTTCCGGAAAGCGCCTTCTGGAGCGCGTATTCCTTGATGTCGGATGCCCATGAGACCAGTCCGTCCACCTTGGAAAGAATGACCTCGATCTCAGCGTCGGACAGTTCCGGTGGCAGCTTGAAATCATGCTGCGCGAGCTTCAGGTTCTCCTCGGCCCGGGCACGGCAGATATTCTTCGATTTGCAGAACCGGCACCAGTCGCCGCAGGAGAAATTTCCCTTGCCGTCCCATGCGAGATCCGCTGCGGGCTTCAGAACTTCTTCGGCCCAGGTGAGCAGATCGATTTTCGGAAGCTGCCACTCACTGATGTTCTGGCGTCTCGGCTGGTAGATATGCAGGGCGATGTCGTCGATATCGTAGATGCCATCGAAGAGAGACAAGGCTCCGAGCGCGTAACATTTGAGCTGCGGATTGTCCTCTGCTGAGACCTCGATTCCGGTCCCGTACTTGAGGTCTATGATGTGGAGCGTTCCGTCTGCGATGACAAGTGCATCTGCGGTGCCGAAGCCCTGTTTCACCCAATGGGAGAAATCTACGCGCTGTTCAACCATGACAGTCGGGTCTGCACAGGTTTCCTTTGCGGCCTGCACCTGTTCGAGTACGTAGCTGACGTATCCGTCGGTCGCCTCATCCATTTCCTCGTTATAGAAATCGAGGTTCTCTGTCGGATCGTCCGCAGGATAACCGAGCGCCTTGCGGAGTTTGTATTCGGCAAGAGCGTGTGCGCAGGTTCCTTCCAAGGCGTAGATGCTTCCGTTGTCTTCAAATCTCTCACTGAGCCTGACGGACGGCGGGCAGTGAAGCCATCTGTCGGCAGACGAGGCAGAGAGAACGGCGTGTGAATTAGCTGCCATTTCCGAGCACCTCCGCGTCCTTCATCAGGGCTTCATAATCTGCCGGATTGACCTTTGAGAGCTTGTCTGCACCGTACTTCTTAAGCAGATCGCGTACCTCGGCGGTATATCCGGCACGGGACTTGTCCGCCAGTACAGCACGGACATCTTCGAGCTTCAGTTCTTTCTTCGCCGCTTTCTGTACCGACGCTGATTTGACTGAAGGATCATTCTCGGTTCCAGAGAACTGCTGATAAAGCCAGTCGGCAGCGTTGTTAATAGCAGCGGCCGCATCTCTGAGTTCTTGGATGGTCTGATCCATTTCGGCCATTTTTGACATAGGTTTTTCCTCCTTCCTCGGGTTGTCTGTCGGCGGCAAGAATCGTCAGGTTTCTTGCCAGTCTTGCGGATACGCGGCTGATGGCATTCAGGAGTCTGATCTCCTCATTTGCCGTGTTCACCGATGCGCCTCCGCTGTCTGCGTAGTTGCGATACATGTTTTTCACCTCTCTTTCCGGGCTGGTTTCTTTGCCCTTCACCTTCCACTGGAGACGGGCAGGCAATTTGAGCGGAAGAAAAATAAAAAAATCTGCCACTGTCCTGAAATTGGGACAGTGGCAGACAGATAATGAATTAGAAGTTACGATAGCCACGGAACTCGTCGCGGAATTTCTTCATCTCATCGGCGAACGTTCTCTGTTTGCGCCCGAGAAGTTCGGCGACTTTACGGTCGGAGATGCCTTCCGGATGCTCCTGCCAGATTGCAATGATGCGGTCGGCCTCCGGGTCGATTTCGTGAAGACGTTTGATGAGACGCTTCAGAAGGTCGCGGTCGGCCGTAATCTCTTCAGGTGTCGGCTTGTCATCCGGCACATAATCGCCCAGTGTTCCTTCGCCGTCCGGCAGCGGGTCGTCAAGGGAAACAGCGTTCCGATTGTGAAATTCGCAGTCATCACACATGCCATCGCAGAGCCACCATTTGCTGCGCGGGCAGAAGCATTCTCCGTGGTACTGCATGCGTTTCCTGAGTGCTGTGCGCCAGCGATCGAACTCACGGTACTGTTCCGCTGGAACCTCATACCAGGTGCCGGATTCTTTGTCGAAGATACGATTTTTGTTTGCTTTTTTTGACATAAAAATTTCCTCCTTTGATTGGCGTTTTGTGGTCAGTCACAGGAGGGAACTTCATAGTCAGTTCACGCTGCGTTCATATCATCGCGTTGAAAGAAGAATTAGCCGGTGATATAATGTTTTAGTAGGTTTTGTTGTGGATTAATAATCCGCTTTTTCCCGCTGACAGAAGCATTAATGTTGACTAAAAAGGCTCCTGTGCTTTCCACAAGAGCCAGTGAGGAGTAGGGTTTGTCGCTTATCACGTTGTCGGGTTTGTCGCTTTTGTCGGAGTTTTTGATAAAGAGGGACAATCAATGTCAAATAGAGATAAATGGAGGCTGTGTGGCGGGACATTCTTCATACTGATTTCTGATGCTCGCAAAGCCATGCCGTCACATGACGAGATGTATATGGGAAAGAAAAGCGGCATCACTGAGCCGGAGACACTTTTTGCTCTTGCAAGAATAGTCACGCCGGATCTGCCAGAGCCTATGAGCTCCGAAGAAAAATCATGGCGTGATGGAACATTTGATTTCAAATCTTGTAAGGGATGGGGCTGGAAGCAGTATCGTTTCGTTGATGCTTCGGTCAGAGCATCATTCGATAGCAGGATTAAAAGCGAATATTCGAGTTGTCTTGAGCAGATGATGACATTTACTAATAAGTATTTGGACCTGCGCACCAGTACGAAAAAGGATGAATATCTTGTAAAAGCTATTCTTGAACTTTTAGATGCCGACGAGGGAATAACTGACGATACAAGGTTCTACGCAAATAAGGATGGAACGACCATAACCAAGGCTGAGCTTTTATCATCTCCTTCGGTGTGCCTTGAATCTTTTCTTCTCGGTATTTGGCATTACTGCATTGTCTGCATAAATAAAAACAGCATAGGTAAAGAAACCTATGCTGAATGGTGTCCTCCCACTGAGGGGAATAATGGGCGGCCTTATGTAGCTGAAATTGGTGAAACCAGCTCACGGAACGTAAATATTACCTATTGCGATTCTTCAACATTTGAAGATGATAAAACAGCTGATGAGGCAGACGATCCAGAGTCGGAAGTCATCGAGGCGATACCGGAATCCGATGAACAGAATGAACAGAAGAACCTCGAACAAACAATTAACCAGCCGAAAGTTTTTAATTTTAATTTTGAACAGTCTGGTGGGAACGGTAAGCAAATCGGATATGTAGAAAATTATTATGAGAAAGATGAGGAGGATAAACAATAGTGACAAACGATGAAATTCAAAAGATATCTCCTCAGCTTCCTACTAATAAACAACCGCAGCAGATTGATGTTCACATGGAGCAGTCTGGTGGTGGGGGTAAACAATTCGGATTTGTAGAGCATTATGAAGATCATAAGATGGTCGCTGTTTATCTCCCTCCCAGTGCAGACGATGACGATGACAATACGCCGGAGCAGATTGAATTGGATCTCAGCTGCTATAACCTTTTTGTAATAGCTGATGAGATGTTTAAGGGAAAATATTTTATAGTTCCTAAAGACCGTGCTATTACGGCAGATAAATGCACATCGAAGGAACTATGGCCGTTGGCATATCTTACGGAAGAATGTATTCGAACAATAAAAACCTTTCCCGCGATATTTACGAGTACAAATCATTTATTTGCTCGGACAGATGAACGACACAATGCTTTTTTCGGAATAGTTCGAGATGTCCGAGTGAAAGAAGAAGGCATCTGGATCTACTTTTATAAGTATAGAAAGCTCAAACAACAAATTCTGAATGAGCACGCTTTGGAGTTTGCAATTCAAGGTACTGAATTTAAAAACGAGCTGGATGAAACACGCTGGTCAATAAAAAAGATCAATGTTGTGGAAGCACTGAATAAAAACGGTTGCAATATAAAGCTGTTATAGGTTCAACTCATGAAATGTAATACTACGAAGTATGGAGGTAATACATGAGCCGAGAATATGATGAAATGAATGTTGAAAAGTGGGTGAACTTAGAAGATATAGCAGATCATCTAAGTGTCAGCCAAGATACGGTAAGGACATGGATTAAAGAAGGCAAGCTTCCGTATTACAGAGCAGGGAAAAGATATAAATTCAAAATATCCGAAGTCGATGAATGGGTTCGGAAGGGAAAAATAAAGGAATAATTATAGGAGGACATCACATGAGCAAAAAGTATCCCTCGTTAATTACAAAAATAAAAGTCAATAGAGCAACCTTCCATGATGAGCCGATTGAGAAGCTTTCGTTCATTAATTTCTTCTATGGAAACAACGGTGCAGGAAAATCCTCAATCGCTTATGCTATCAGTGAAAATAATGGTGATAATGACAGTGTTGAATGGGCAGATGGTCGTACTCCAAGTGATTATGATGTATTGGTGTATAACCGTGATTTCGTAGAAGATAACTTCTCAAATTATGGTGATCTCCCTGGCGTTTTTATTTTCAATAAAATCAACAAAGACGTACAGAGCCAGATAGATAAGAAGAGTAAAGAAAAAGATAATCTCAACGAGTCTTTTACGAAGGTACAGGAAGACTGGCATACAAAGAAAGATGGAGTCGGGACACTTCTTTCAACATTTCAGGACGAGTGTTTCAAGAAAACAGCTAAAGAACGCGCTGCTTTAGATAAGGCACTGGAAGGTAAGAAACAAAAACGAGGATTCGTAGAAGCAATACTTTCTGAGAATAATCCTACCGATCATAAATTAGAGGAATTAAAACAGCTTTGTGATGTGGCGTTTGATGCGAATTCTCGGACGTATAGTGAGTTTCGCCGGGCAGACAGTTCAACTACATATGGAAAACTCCCAGGAAAAGATCTACTGGCTACAGTTGTAGTCAGCAGTGCCAATACTGATTTTGCTAAATTCGTAAGGAAAATACAGGCGACCGACTGGGTGCGCCAAGGTTATACACACTTCGTACCGAATTCAGATGGTAAGTGCCCATTCTGTCATCGAGATCTGCCGACCACATTTGAAGACGATATTCGGAAGTGTTTTGATTCCCAATATCAGGAAAACGTTTCCGAAATAAGTAAGTTCCAAAGTACATATGACCGGGAAACACGGGGGATTGTTCAGAATCTTGAAGCAAACCTTGGAGACCCTATGCCGGGATTGGACGCCGAGCTTGAAGAATATAAATCAAAGCTGAGTCTTTTGAAAAGTAAAATTGACATCAATTCCGGGAGACTTGCCGAAAAGGTAAAAGAACCTTCAAAGATTGTTTCACTTGAAGATACGGATTCACTCTTACTTGAAATTGGCGACATAATAGACATTATCAACAAGAAGATCAAAGCAAACAATGACGTCGTAAATGCCAAAAGAACCAGTAAGACAAAATGTAAGAAGGAAGCCATTGAGTATTTCGCGTTTTTACTTAAGGACGATATCAAGGATTATATTGCGGAAAAGAAAACGCAGGAAGAAGCTGTAAAAAAACTTGAGGATGAAGGTCGAAAACTGAAAAAGGCAATCGGAGACCTCACTACGGAAATAGCTGCGCTCAATTTGCAGGTTGTAAATACGCAGGCAGCGGTTGACGGTATCAATAAGATTTTAAAGGATTCGGGATTTCAGGGATTTCATATTCGTGAATGTGAAAATAATAAGAATCATTATGAGGTCATCCGTGATACCGGTGAGGTTGCTGAAAATCTTAGTGAAGGAGAGCGGAATTTTATAGCATTCCTGTATTTTTACCAGATTGTACGCGGTAGTCAAAGCAGCGAGGAAAAGAAGGACAAGATCGTAGTCATCGACGATCCGGTATCCAGTATGGATAGCACCGCGCTCTTCCTTGTTAGCGCTATCGTACGGGAAATGATTAACGTCTGCCGAAATAATACGGAATGGAAAAATCCAAAGGTGCCGGGAAATTACATCAAGCAGATCTTTATTCTGACACATAATGTGTATTTCCACAGAGAAATTACCTACCAGCAGGTCGGATATTACGACTGCACCACATTTTATATTATCCGTAAAGCCGGTAATATCTCAAAAGTTCATATATGCGAACGGCCGAAGGACAACGCAAAAACCGAGCTTGAAAACTATAATCCAGTGCAAAGCTCTTATGCGGCTTTGTGGGAAGAACTGCGAGATGCCGATACTGTTATTCCGGCGCTCAACATCATGCGCAGAATTCTTGAGACGTATTTTTTACAGCTTTGCGGATACGAAGGAACGAGCTTGCGAGAGCAACTTCTCGAAGATCCAGAAAACAGGAAGAATTTTATCAAAGAAGTTCCCGGAGGAGAGCCAGACATGACGGATTATGAATTGGCATCAACAATGCTCGCCTACATTAATAATCCGAATGGTATTACAGACGGACTGAATTTCGTTGTTGAAGATTACGATGATGTGAATTTGTATAAGCAAGTGTTCAAACAGATATTTTACGTTATGCATCAGGATCAGCACTATGACATGATGACTGCGGCTGTTAAGAAGAGAAGTTAAAGTTTGGATTATCGACAATAGTAATAAAGCAGCTGGTATTGCTGCAACGAATGGAGAATAAATAATGTCAGAACATCAAGTTATAGATGCCATGTGGGATGATACCCCGGTAGATGTATCGGAAGAAACAAATATGATCTGGTCTATTGCCAACAAGCTGCGTGGACCATACCAGAGTGACAAATACAAAGACGTCATCATCCCGATGACGATCATCCGCAGATTTGAATGTGCACTGGAGCCGACAAAGGAAAAGGTTGTCGAGCAGTATGAGAAGAATCCTAATTATCCGGAAAAAGCTATGTATCGTATCTCTGGATTTCAGTTTTATAACACAAGCCGTTTCACGCTTGCTGAGTTATGCAATGATCCAGACCATCTGGCAGACAATTTCGTATCATACATTCAGGGCTTTTCCTCGAATGTACAGAATATTCTTCTGTCCGAGGCACAGGGGCTGGATTTCAAGAAGCAGATCACGAAGATGGACAAGAACAATCGTCTGCTGGCTGTCGTGAAGGCATTTTCAGAACTTGATCTGAATCCACGTACGATTGACAACGTGAAGATGGGATATATCTTTGAGGACCTGATTCGCCGTTTTTCTGAGAATGCTGAAGCCGGTGATCACTACACCGGTAGAGACATCATCAAACTGATGGTTAATATTCTTCTGGCAGAGGGCTGCGACGACATCTTCGATGATGGCAAGGTCATTACAATTTTGGATCAAGCGTGTGGAACAGGTGGAATGCTCTCTACGGGATACAACTTCATCAAACGTTATAATCCGACAGCAGATGTGAGACTCTTCGGGCAGGAAATCAATCCGGAGTCATATGCGATGTGTCTCGCGGAAATGCTGATCAAGGGACAGAATGAGGAGAACATCGTCTATCAGGATACGATGAAGGCAGATCGCTTCCTAGATATAAAAATGCGTTTTGTGCTTGAAAATCCACCTTTTGGACAAGCGTGGGGTGGCAAGGATGCCGCTGAAGGTGTCGAGAAAGCTGTACAGGATGAGTACAAGAAGGGATTTGACGGGCGCTGGGGTGCCGGGCTTCCGGGATCTGGCGATATGCAGATGCTCTTTCTCCAGTCTGCCGTAGACAAAATGGATGATAATTTCGGGCGCTGCGCAATCATTGAAAATGGATCGCCACTCTTTACCGGCGGCACAGCATCCGGTGAAAGTCAGATCAGGAGATGGCTGCTTGAGAAGGATTTAATTGAAGCGATTATCGCTTTGCCGACGGATCTTTTTTATAACACAGGCATCGCGACTTATATATGGATTCTCTCGAAAAATAAAAGAGCTGAGCGCAAAGGCAAAATTCAGCTGATTGATGCTTCAAACATTTATCACAAGTTGAGAAAGGCACTCGGCAATAAACGTAATGAAATAAGTCCGGAAGATCGTACCGTCATTACAAAGCTGTACTCCGATTTCCGCGAAGAAGAGAACGTCAAGATTTTCAATAACACAGAATTCATTTATCGTGAGTACACCGTAATGCAGCCGCTGCAGAGAAGCTATGCGATTACAGAAGAACGCATCGATGCAATGTTGTCAAAAGGTGCACTCTCTTCCCTTTATGACGAAGCCAAGGTAAATGAGCTGGAGAACGCTGCAGAGTTGACGGGCAAGGACGAAAAAAAGCTCGACAATTACAGGAAAAACCAGCCACTCTATGAGCAGATCATTGATACTCTGAAATCATCCGTAAACGATACTGTCTATCCATCACCGGATAAGTTCATGCCTGTGTTGAAAGTCACACTCAAGGGTGTAACAGATGACAAGAAATTACTCGAAAAAATAGCAGATGGTTTATCTCAGATGGATAAGACTGCGGAAATTCAGAAGGACAAGAAAGGCAATGTCATCTACGACAAGGAAACCAAGGACACGGAAATCGTAAAGTGGGATGAGGATATCGACGATTATATGAAGCGCGAGGTTCTTCCGCATGTACCGGATGCCAAGGCATTTTTTGATGAAGATTTAAGTAAGAAAAAACCGATTATTAAGACCGGTGCGGAGATTCCGTTTACCCGCTATTTCTATAAATATCAGCAGCCGAAACCAAGCGAAAAACTGGAGCAGCAGTTTATTGACTTGGAGAAATCTGTCAGTGAACGTATTCAGAAATTGTTTGGATGA